ACCAATAAGAACTATACCACCGGTCGTAGGCATTCCTGTAACAGAAGCAACACCGATTGTGGTAACTGCAGCATTTATTCCTGCAGACAGAGTTGTACTAATACCGCTTGATGTACCGTCGGTCGGGGATCTATAAAAAGTATAGACTGCTTGACCGTTCACTAAAGCTACACTTTGGTTTTTAACTTCCCAAAACTGTAATCCTCTATTCCCCCATTCAGAAAATAAAATATTTAAAGATCGTTTCGCAGTTTTTAATTGATAACCAGAAACACCCTGCATACCAATACGTTCATATGCATCTTCAATAATCTCATCTATTCCGAGGTTCTTATCAAAAACATAAGAACCCGAGGTTACGTTAGCCACTTAGACCTCCTATCCTGCTGTTAAATTAGGACCAGAATATTTGTCTGTCAATAAAGTGTAAGCAGTGACATTTGTTTTAGTTTTACAAAAAATTCCTTTTGGAAATAAAATTCCATCTTCAGGAAAATTAAAATTAATTACATCACCTGTTGGGACATCTGCAAAAAGTAAAGTTGTTCCTGAATTTGATGTTGTTGTAAGTTCTAAAACACCTGCGCCATTACCATCAGAAGCAATAATTATACCTCTTAATCTTACTGGTGGCGCTATAATAGCTGTTGCGCCAGCTGCTGCTGCGGATCTAGTTGCTTGTATATCATTTTTAAACGACATTTGTTTCTCCTGTTAAATTATTGTGTGGGCCGAAGCCCACACTCAATTAATTATTATAAATCTGCTGCGTCTTGAACAGAATTATTTTGTAAATACATAACAGTTACTGTTGCTGCACCAGTTGTACCATCTCCATTAGCACCTGTAAAATCTGCTAATACTTGTATGTCAGTTGCACCAACATTAGTTGCTTCTGTGTCTAAAGTACCATGAGTAGTTGCTAAAGCTTTAACATTAAGTGTAGCTATAAATGCATCTGCATCTGCTACTGTTCCTACTGAAACAGTTGCTGCACCAGTATCATTATTCACTGTAGTTACATTAACTATAACGTCAACTATTTGTGAGTTTGCTGGAACTACTGCACATACTTGATTAAGATGTGAAGCACCAATAATATCAACTATTACTGATTGTGCCATTAAAACTTGTCCAATGTTTTTTATATTTTCACCAAGTGTAGTTCCTGTTGTATTTCTTATTTGACCAGCTGTTATTGGGCCGGAAAAGTTAGTTGTTGCCATAATATTTTCTCCTTGTATAGCGGTTAAACTTTGTAGTCTCTATACCGTCTGCCTAGTCAGTCTACAAAATTAATTTAATTTCTAGGTCTTTTTATTATACACAAAAAAAGGGGCAGTGTGAACACCGCCCCTTTTAAGTAATACTAATTGTATTATTTATTAACTAGTTGGTAAGTTTCCGTTACCAAAGATTGCTCTAGGATCTGAGAATCCAAAAGAGTATCTTTCTCTAGCTTTAAATCTTACGTTACCAGTATCGAAGTCACCTTCAATCGCAGTTTTGATTGGTGATCTAACGAAATGTTTCATTCCATTAGGTACATCAGTCATTAGGTAGAACGAGTCAGTATCAGTTAAGAAATTATTAACTGAGTATCCTTCTGGTACCATACCCATTGAAGCGATTGCGTTGATATCGTTATCAGCTGTTCCAACTCTTTGAGGAGTTTTCATCAATCTCTCAGCAGTAAATTGTAATTCTTTTGGAATTATCATCTTTCTACCTTGAGTAGCGATTCTTAGACCTCTTTCGTCTACGAATCCAGCGATGTCGATTAACGACTGCTCTAGTGAAGTTTCGTTAAGATCTGCAGCTACTGCTAGTACATTTGAGAATGTACCACCTGTTGCTAATGGGTGAGCGTTCGAAATTAACGGAACACCGTCACCACCAGTAACAGCAGTAAACTGTGCTTGGTTAAGCACATTTGCAGCTTTAACTTGCTTCGTGTTTGACATAGATCTTGCAAGAGCTCTTGTGTATCTTGCAGCTAATCTGTCATACAGGTTGTCTTCGATTGCTTCTTCAGTGATCGAGAACGCTAAAGCGATTGTTTCGTGGTTGTATCTAGCAGTGAAAGTTTCACCAGCTGTATCAAACACAACTCCAGCACCCTCTTGTTTAGTTGGTGCAGAAGCGAAACCGCTTAACATTACTTCTTCTTCAAAAGCTCTGTCAGATGTTTCAGTTACGAAAATTTCAGCATGCTGATTTTCGTATCTATTATATTCCAGGCCGAATAAAGCATTCAAACCTGGCTCTAGTTCTTTGACTAGTTGGGATCGTGATATTGCCATAGTTTATCTCCTTTACGCTATACCTGTGCCACTTCTATAGAAGTGATTGTTGATTCTAACAAGAATGTTCGCATTAGCAGAACTTGTGTCAGAGTTTTCTGGATCTTGCGAGATATCGATTGCTTGTACAGCAAAAGTACTTGCAACACCTGAAACGCTAACGTCTAGTTGCTGTTTTGATATTCCTGTTTGTGTAACACCTGTTGTGTTAGTAACAGAGTAGTTCTTGTACAGATCTGCTCTAGTAAAAGCCGCATCAGCATCCATTAAGAATACTGCATCTGGGTCATCAACAACAAATGCTGTGATGTCAGAAGCAGCAATTCCACCTGGGTAGTAATTGCTGTATGTTGGCTTTTGAGTAGTTGGGTCTGTGTAAAAACATCCGTTAAAAACGCCTATAACAGCATCCGATGTGTTAGGACCATGTCTTTGGATGTTTCCAGTTCCTAATGGTTCAACCATTTCTCCTTGGAAAATCGCACCGGCAAGACCTGACGCAATCGTGTATCTGTTTTGGGCTCCAACAAGAGGTGTTCCATCTAGTTTTCTGTATGGTCTAAGACCAAACTTTTCTACTTGATTTGACATATTTGTTTTCTCCGTTTTAACAGTTTATTTTTAACCCCGTGGATATTGCAAAAAAATTATTTTTTACGACTACCACCAAAGGTCACTCTGGACTGTCTATCAATATTGATAGGCATATCCGGGTGCTGTTCCTTCATAAGATCGTTGTCTACCGCGTTCATTCTGTCTTGAGTAAGTTTTTTAAAATACTCAGCACGTGAAACCAATATCTCTTCTGGTATCCTTGCCAGCACAAGGCCTCCAATTCCTATACACCCCTCGTATTTTCCTTCGGTATAGAAAGGATATTTATTAGTGCCGATCTCGTTTTGAACTTGTTCGACTGTAACAAAATCCCATCCTTCCCTTAATTTTTTAGATACATTAGCTGTATCTTCAAAACCTTGAACGGTAGTACGGATCCATCTATGGGCGTAACCGTTCGGTGCGGGTGGTGCATCCAAACTGGATGGTGGAGTCCAAGCTTTTGGAGCTTCTTTCGTTGCTTTATTCTCCGACTCCCGTGAAGTTCTCTTAATTGTATTCATACTATTTATCCTCCTTCACGTATCTAGCATATTCCTCTAGTGGCACATTTAATCTTTTAGCAATAGCTACCTGTGACTTTGTGAGTTTCACAGTTCTGCGTCCTTGTTGGCTACGACCAGCCGAGGCAACCGTTTGGACGGGTTTGGGTGTCTCTTTTTTAGGCTCGTCATTAGTGTTACTAAAACTTTCAGGAAAGTATCCTTTAAGTCTTGAGTTAACTTCATTATAATACTCATCACTGTCAACTTCAATACCCTCTTGAGAAATATTGTTGTGTATAGTAATAGCAGCATTGGTCATGACCTCATCAGTTCCGAACCACTCATTTTCCTCTGCCCATTTCTTGGCTCTAGGTGTAATTTGTGGTGCCGTTTGTGATGTTTCCGCTGTTTGAGGTTCAGCTTGTACGTTTTGTTGTTGTTTACTTTTTTCTTCTTCAGCTTTCTTTTTTTCTTCACGATTAGTCATCTCTAATCTAGCTTTTTCTTTTTCGACAGCTAGTTGAGTTAACTTATCATTAGCCTCCATAATTTTAGAAGCGTCTTGACCTTCGATTGCTGATTGAAGAGCTACTTTGACCTGTTCTCTTTGAGCATCTACTCTTGCATCTAATTCTTTTAGATACTGATCGTCAGTAGAGTTTAACTTTTTAAGATTAGAATCAAATTTCTTTTGTATACCTTGTGCAAAATCAAGAGCTGCTTTTTCTCTTCTTTCAGCTTCTTTTTTTTGAAAGACTAGTTTATCAATTCTTTTTTGATAATCTCTTCTCGACTCATTAAGGTTAGGTTTTTCTTCTTCAGTTTTAGATTCAACTTTTTCCTCAACAGTAGTTTCAGGTTTATCTTCTGTAACTTCTATTTGTGGTTTTTCTGTTTTATCTTCTTCTGGTTTTTCATGTCCCGTATATCCTAAATCAACTTCACCTACATTTAAGCTTGGTGTTTCTTCTTTTGATGATTTTTCTTCTACTTGAACATTTTCTTCTTTAACATTATCGGTATCTAATTCTACCTCATGTTCTTTTGCCATAAGTGCTTCCGCACTATAGTCTTTTACTTCTGCCATGTTTATTCTCCTTTATTTAAAATAAATGGAGAATATCTTCTGGCTTACCTATAGTTCCTATGATCTCGTCATCATTGAGTATTCGGTGTTCACCGAATTTAGTTTGAAATCTACTTCCAGAGTATCTGCCATAAATAACAAATTCTCCTTCTTTACACCAAGCACCTTTAGGAAATTTTTCTTTATCTTGATAACAAAGGTCACCCTGTTTAACAACTAATCCAACGACTGTTGTCATTTGAATTTTGTCTTGAGTTTCGTCTGCTAAGATTACACCGCCTTTTGTTTTTTGTTGGCCAGACCATGGTCTAACTAACATACGGTAACCTACTGGGTTGGGTATGATTTCAAGATATTCTTTGATGCCTTTGGGATCTGTTGGAATTTGTGATTTAACCTCTTCTTTATTTTTTTCGTTACCGAAATCTGTAAGTTTAGGTTTTATCAATTGTACCATCGTTATCCTCCTTTTGCAGGTTTTTAATATCCTGAAGCAGCGTTTCTAAAGCGCTGAGTCTGCCCCTACCATACATCAGTTGATCTACCGTTTCAACCCCATAGCAGAGATGATCTTTGATATCTTTAATTGATTTATTAATTACATTAACAATCTGTTCTTTAGTGTGATAATCCAACATTAATTTTTTTATAAACTAATTATATGGAAAGTAAATGCTTTTTATTTTGCCTTGTGCTTGAAGTTTTTTAAGATCACCCTTACTTAGTTTAGAATAATCTATTTCATTTTCTTTACGCTTACCATAAAGCCAAGTCCATGACCATGAAGTTAAAGCAGTTGAATAATGATATATTTTTTTTACAAACCAAGTTATCATTATATTTTTTGCATCTCTGGATTATTTGATAGAATGTTTTTTTCTGCTCTAGGTCTAGCTATAGAATCTTTACTTCTTTTTCTAAGTTGAGCAATAGCAGATTCTTTCATCTGTTTTTCTTTTTTAAGTTTTTGTAGATCTCTTTCTAAATTCATTTTTTATCCTTATTCATTCCACCCCTAAAGATCTGAGTTCCCTTTATGCCATAGATGCTCGCCACGACAAGAATCCATAAATTTGTAAACCAACTCGGAAGCTGCGAGAACATCTCGAAAAACAATTTTACTTTGTCCATCGCTGTTGGATCTTCCGATACGACTGCCCAAGCCAAAATTCCTATGGGCAAACTTAAAATTATCAAAACGGCCTCGTCCTTCCAGTCCGATTGACGTGCTTCAAGAAGTTTACCTTGGTAAGCTTCTTTTCCTTCGGCCATACGAGACGCATGCATTAATTGTGCATCTGACATTGCTATCTTAGTTCTTTGTTTGTTAGCGTAAATTTTTGATCCTGCAGAGACTGCAAGTTTAATAGCTGATAACCACATTAAAATACTCCTTTAAATTTAGTTCCTCTTATTGCTGATCCTCCACCTCTAGAAAATTTTATTGGTGGGACTTGAGGATTAGGCCCTCTTAATGGTGGTGGCCCATAAGGTACTCCTCCACCTTTTAATTTTAAAACTTTTAATTTTTTTTTCATTACTTTTTCTTCTTCCTAGCAATCTCAAGCTTCTCTTCTGCAATTCTAATTCTTTCTGCTGCTTGATCTTCATTGTTTTCAAGTTTCATTTTTTCAATATCTAATCTTTCATCCATTTCATTTTCTCTAATCTCATTAGAGTTCATATCTTGATCTGCTCTTCTTTGAATATCTACTGCTTTAAGATCTAATTCTCTTTCTTTTAATGCAACTAGTGGATCTTTCTGTTGACCCATAGCTTCGCTTTGTGCAAGTTGAGTAGTTATCTCTGCAACCCTTTGAGCAATCATAGATTCCATTCTTATTTGTGCTGCTTCTGGATCTTGTTGTAGCATTTGTTGTAAATTAGGATCTTCCTGTACCATAGCTCCAACTTCTCCTTGAGCTTTTAGTGAAACGTGCTCAGATATATGTGCTTGTAGAGATGAATATACTTGAGGATTAATTTGAACCATTCTTGTTTGCATAAAGGCTACATGGGCTGCAATATGGGCATCATGGTCTTGTGGAGGAAATGCTTTTAATGGTTTTTGCATAATAGATTCCATATTTTCGGTTGCAGGATCTTTAGGCATTGGTTTTTCTTGTGGAATAAGTATTTGATCTATGTCTTGAGTCCCTAATGCTTCATAAACTCTACGATATGCCTCTCTCAAGTTGTGCATCATAGGATTTGACATAGCAATCTTTAAATTTTCGTTAGCAAGCGTTACTCTTTGTGCCATACTCATGATATTAGGGTCGGCAACTGGTATTACATCGACTCTATCATCGAAATCAGTTTGTTTTACTGCTTGATCTGCACCATATACTGAATATGGGTAGATTGGTGGTAGATATGTACCGAATACTTTTGATAATAGTCTAAATTCTCTACGCATTGAGTAGTAACATCTCTTGTGTATTGCGCTCATGACCCTCGAACCACGCTCTAATAGCGAAACAGTCGTACCAACAGCTCTATTTTGCAAATCATTACCTGTATCCATGTTAGTAATCGCTGCAAACTTCTGTCCTGCTTGGACAACAAAGCCCATTAATTGGTATAATGTAGATGATGGCTCCTTAAATGGTAAAATTTGAAACTGATCTTTGATATTACCCCCAGGCGCATCTACATCTCTAAACTCTCCTGGTTGAAATGGTTGGTCATCGTCTCTAATTCTGATACCTCTAGACTTAAATCCTGCAGGTAAGTTCGATAAAGTACCTGCATCTAGTAATTGTCTTAAAGATTGTGTAGCAGTACGTGACAATCCACCTATCATATGAGTTAAACCAAACCCATAAAACCCTAATCCTG